GGGCATGGCTGCTTTTTGGTTTGTTCCGTGGACAGTGACGAAGCACTCGGTAAGATTTTGCTGGTGATATCTAACCATTGCAGGCGTAAGATAACCCAGTCCCATGCCTTTCGATACAAGTCTGAATTCGGGTACTCTATCATCCCTGGCATGGAGAGGGATTTTGGTAGGTTTAAGGATATATTTAAGGCAGTAGCCAATGGAAGCCGGTGAGACGGAATCTCCATAATGGACAGCTCCCAGGTTCCAGCTTTTAGAGATAGCCTCCTTTGTTGCGCCGAACAGTATAAGATGATAATGCGGTCTGGCGGTCTGTCCGCCATATTCTCCAGCGGCGAAATATTTAACGGTTCCCGCAGGTAAGTGTTTTCGTAAAGCTTTAAAGAAGGCTTGTAAATGCACCTTGCTAAGCGATAAGAAACCGTTGTTAGTAATGTCTGCATGATTTGTATCGTATGTTAGAGTTATGAATTCGTGTAGATCATGCGCTTGTGATTCGTTTACTAAACGGATAGACCAGGCTGAAACCTGGCGAGCTTTGCAGTTTGCGCATTTGCCACACGGAACCAGCACCGGGAGAGTCTCCCGGTGTGGATCGTGTTTGTTGTATGGATTCGAGCAAGCGGCCATTGGTTACATTTTCGGTGAACCAAAGAAAGGCATAGGTCTGACCGCTGTAATTTTGTTCAATACATGAACATAGAATTTATCCTCGTTGGGGTCAACTACGGCGAAGATATCCTCCCTGGGTACGCATTCGATAAACTCCTGGTTGAGAGCTGGCTGATTAGCAAATATTCTGCCGATGTGCCAGTAATCCAGGGTTGAGCGAAAATCTGCCGCAACCCTGGAAGGTGCGTATTTGTATTCGGCGTACCTGGGTACATAGCCGAAAGTTCCCTCTGGTTGTGTTCCATATGCATAGATTTCCTGATTTTGAACTTCCTGTTCTCCGATATGTGCAAATGAAGGCCAGTAGTATTCAAACGGGTCATTGATTTTGAGCCATTTGCGTTCTATACCCTGCTGATAAGCCGGTTTTGGAATTATACTCATTAGGCCGATTATCCATCCGTGTTCCTCACAGTAGTATGACTTAGTCTGGCTGTTTACAACAGCAATGCCATGGCCTGACATGTTACCCTGTGGAATTTGAAATCCTGTGGTATTTAGTACTTCTGATACTACAACAGGTGTTTTGCTTCCTGTGATGTATTCGGGGCGTTGAAGGCGAGCGTCGGACGATCTAACGCCGAAATGAGCGAGGATATTTTCTATATACCTGGTTCCTGCCCTGGCATTACGTTCAAGCCATTCCTGGAGCTTGAAAGCCCTACGGAGGTCGTTAATTTGTGTTGGACCTACTTCAAGTGTGTTATTTGGGTCGTATGCTGTCCTAGCGTTTGTGTTTGAGCCTGGAATGCGAATATTACCCGCTTGTTGATCCGGTACACCTGCTGGAATTGTTACACCGTCTACATTTACGAAATTCGGGCCGAATGCGTTAGGTGTTTGAGCAGACCAGTTGTCTTTCAGTTTTACGTCTCCTAAAGGAATAGATACAGGTGCACCTTTTTGTGCAAAGGGTAAAGAGCTTGTAAAGTAGTCATGCTCCCAGGCTCTTTGTCTCATTTTGAATAATTCCAGATTTGCAGTGTTATTACCATCTGTTAGCTTGTAGTTAAATTCTGGTATTAAGTTTTGATCCCGGTAGTACTCATGGTATATAGCGGCATATGCTGCTAATGGAAAGGCTGAAATGTTTGCCGGGTTGGAACCAACCGGCAGCGGAGGAATACCGAAGAAATCAAGTACCCGATTTGGTGCGGTATCTGGGTGGTTTGTAAGGTTTGCCTGTACAAATGGGTGTACAGCTGTTGGAGCTGGTGCTGTGATCCATTTTTCCCAACCATCCCATAGGATTCTATTAGGTACGAAGAAATAGTGAATTGTTGCGTCCATGCGATGCATGACAGGAGCTACCATTGGAGCCAGGCGTATTAGGCTTTCTGCTGATATACGAAATTTATCTCCTGGAACTGCTTCGAGTGCGCAGATAGGTGTTAAGTTGCCGAATCGCATACTCATTTTAACATCATGTGTTAAATCGAATACATTTTTGTCCGGTCTTGATAGTTCAATCTGTGTGAATAAGTTTTTGTTACTCATTGATTTTTGATTTTGTTTTAAATGATTCTGGTTCTGAGTTTAGAGACGGATACCGCCTCTGCTTACTGTGATTTTGCTTTTTGTCCTTGTTCTTTTTCTGTGATGACTGCGCATGTTGTTTGATTTTAATTATTAAGAAAAAAAGGTTAAGCCCGAAGGCGATTGCATTTAATATGACAA